AACGCTCGGTGGTTGACCCGAAGCCATGGTCATCCGAATACCTGATACCTCAGCGTGTGCATTGAACCAATCAAACACAGCTTTCTGAAGGGCGTACATCCACGGCCCATACTCAGATTGCGTAGCCTGATTATAATATGCCTGTATCATCCTTGCCTTAGTCCAGGGCTTATTAGACGATTCACGCTTGAGGCTTGCCTTTGTCCTCCAGGGCATAACGTCATCAAATTTCTCCGATTCTAGGATGCTCAGCCGTTTGGAGAGTGGCCATTTAAGCATCCATTGACGACGATCAAGTGGATCCACGGCCCCGGTGTCCCAGGGGCGATCGCGTTTAAGCTAATCCATGAGCCCGTACGCATAGTTCCATTGACGAATTGGAACTGGTGCTACGGCACCGTGACGGTTCACGAGGGCGTTCATGAAGTTACAGGGACAGTTTCTGCAGACATATCCGGGTCTTGCGGAAGGACCGACTTGGGTAGCGCCAATCGTGTAGTCCTCACAGAACTTATCACGCGGCGGCTGTGCGAACAACTGGTGGGGGGGGGAAAGAGGCTTCGCAGGGTACCCGAGACAAGTGGTCAAATACGAAACACTAGGCAGTGAGTAGATGCCGTCAGGATAGTGTTCTATTGCCACGTCTACAGGGTCGATGCCCCTCTCCCCTACTGTAAACCCAGAGCCAGGATTTCCCACGCGAGTTGGCGTTCTTTGAGCCATTCAGCGACTCGATTCGCCCAACTCCAGGAACTGACTCCACCGTCGACAGCTTTCCGGATGGTGCCACGCACCGCTTCCTTCTCCCACCGCGTCCACACCCACGTCGCCAACGCGACAAGGGGGAGAACCAGCAATCCAGTGAAAAACGACTTGGCTACCCACGAAAGGGCACGCATGGGGCGATGAATGAGGTAGAGAAGTGCGATCACGATGATCCCTGCGGACAGGCAAAAACTCGCAATCACATCTTCCTTCTTCCTCTGCCAGCACTCCACATCTGGAGGTGGCTTTTCATGTATCGCCGCAGCGGTTTCCTCATAGTAGGTCTTCGCCACACCGTACGTCACACCGAATATGTTCATGATTCTCTTCAGCACTGACACAACTGCGGACTGATTCGTCGGATCGGTTACAACAATGACCTGTTCGGCGCGGGAGCGTTTCTCGACGTCAGCTCCCTTCTTCGCCGGCTTCACCCGTGCCGAGGTCGTGATAGAGTAGAACGTCTCACTCCGCACAACTTGCTCGCGCACGGCTGGATAGGCCGTC